CTCCGATCGAACAGTGGCAGGATACCATGATCCACGCGCTGTACTGCGGGTATGCTGCCGGTCTTGCCAACACCGGCGAGGCGATGGGCATAGCTGAGGACAAGAAGAAGCTCATGACCGGCAAGGCCCTGATCCGCTACTTCTGCACGCCGCAGAAGGCAACTAAGACCTTCAAAAAGAAATATCACGATCCGGAAGATGATCCGGACAAGTGGGAACTGTTTAAGGAGTACAACGTCCAGGACGTGGTCTCCGAGAATGCGATCTGGCAGCAACTGAGCCGCTTCCCGATGCCGGAGAGCGAATGGCAGCTGTGGCGCCTGGACATCAAGATGAATGCCCTGGGCGTCAGAGTGGACACGCAGCTGATCGACGGAGCGCTGTCGATCAACCAGCAAAGCGAAGACGAGCTGCTGCGGGAGGCCGGGGAGCTTACCGGGCTTGCCAACCCGAACAGCACCTCGCAACTGCTGCCGTGGCTCGCCGATCACGGGTGCGCCCTGGACAACCTTCAGAAGCTCACGATCGAGGAAGCCCTGACCGGCGATCTGGATCCGAAGGTGCGCCGGGTGCTGCAGCTTAGGCAGCTCCTGGGGAAAACCTCTATCAAAAAGTACGAGGCAATGAACGCCACGCGCGGCGAGGGCGACCGGATCCGAGGAATCAGCCAGTTCTACGGCGCCAACCGGACCGGGCGCTACGCGGGAAGGCTCGTGCAGATGCAGAACCTGCCGCGCAACTCGATCGGAACGCTGGACAACGCCAGGCAGATGGTCAGGGCCGGCAACTATGAGGGCCTGAAGATGATCTACGGCAACGTGCCGGACACGCTCTCACAGCTGATTAGGACCGCGTTCATCCCGTCAGAGGGGAACCATTTCGTGGTCGCGGACTTCTCCGCGATCGAGGCAAGGATGATCGCCTGGCTTGCCGGGGAACAGTGGGTCATGGACGTCTTCGCGAAGGACGGGGACATCTACTGCGAGACAGCTTCGGCCATGTTCGGCGTTCCGGTTCAGAAGCATGGCGTAAACGGAGATCTTCGCCAGAAGGGCAAGATCGCCACGCTGGCCCTCGGGTACCAGGGTTCTACCAATGCCATGATCGCCATGGGCGCGCTGCGCATGGGCATCCCGGAAGAAGATCTTCCGGACATCGTCGAGAAGTGGCGCGGCACGCATCCGAAGACCGTCGGGCTGTGGTATCAGCTTGAGAACGCAGCGGTTGACTGCGTCGGGACAGGCACGGATCAGGCCGTGCCGATCGCGGGCGGAGTTGATGCTCTGACCTTCCGGATGGAGTCAGATCTGGTCTATGGGTCGTCGTTCCTGACGATCCAGCTGCCGACTGGCAGGAAGCTGTTCTACCCGAAACCGTTCCTGAAGGAGAACGCCTTCGGAAAGATGGCCGTCCACTACTACGGCGTCAACCAGACGACGGGCAAGTGGGGCCAGCAGTCCACATATGGCGGGAAGCTGGTCGAAAACGTCACCCAGGCGATCGCGCGGGACTGCCTGTGCGAGGTCCTGCGCCGGATCGACGCGCGGGGCTGGGACGTGGTGTTCCACGTACATGATGAAGTGATCGTGGACGCCCCGCTGTCGGTCCATACAGACGATCTGTGCGAGCTGATGGCGGAGCCGATCAGCTGGGCGCCGGGGCTGCTCCTGAAGGGCGCCGGATTCGAGGCGGACTACTACATGAAGGATTGAGAGGAGGATATAGGTGGATCCGATAGATAGACAGGCGGCGATTGATGAGGTGGTTGCTTGGCTGAAGGATTGCATGAGCGATAAGAAAAACGGGAAACCACTCACGGAGAGACTCAGAGATTTGCCATCCGTACAGCCAAAGCAAACAGATTGCGACTATTGCCACGCAGATTTCGACGGATATGTCCGTCCAATCGAGAAGAACTCGCACGCATGGCTTGTCAGACGGGGGAGAACCATGAAACTTCGTGTCTGCTTCAAAGGGGAATACAGAGAATGTGACATTTTATTTTGTCCTATGTGTGGAAGGAGATTAACAGATGGATGATACCGTCAGCCGCCGGGCGGCGATTGAGTCATTAAAAGAAGCATTTAATCCGAGCATCACAAATTTCGTTAAGGCAAAGATAGCCATAGAGAATCTGCCCTCCGCACAGCAGGAGCGCACGGGGCGGTGGATACACGGCAGAGAGATAGCGAGAGAAATGATAGGGGATTGCGTAACAGCTATATTCTATGAGGGATGGACATGCTCTGAATGCGGTTGCCTTGTCGAAAAGGAACGTAAACCATTGTATAAGTATTGCCCGAACTGTGGGAGTTACAACGGCGGCGCAAGGATGGAGGGAGATCATGAGGCCGATTGATGCAGATGCACAGCGGGACAAACTGCAGAACCTCGCAGATGATGAATGGAACCGGAGCACGACAACCTCATGGGCAGAAGCGTTCAGCGAATGTGCGGATATGCTTGAAGATGCTCCGACCATCGAGCCAGAACGCAAGACAGGGAAATGGATAGTTGTAGATGATGGCTGTATTTCTGGCAAATGTTCCGTGTGTGGATGGGAAGCACACATGTATGAAGATGATGTTATGGGAATGGACTACTGCCCCAATTGCGGCGCAAGGATGGAGGATGAAGGATGAGCATACTGATTAAGGGCATGGAGATGCCGAAGAATTGCATGAGTTGTCCATTCCCGAGCGTAGGCGTTGATTGGTACTACTGCTATTGCCCAGGAGTCGATGGAAAGGCATATGACTTTGAGCAGTCTAACACTGTACCAGATGATTGTCCTCTGGTCGCATTGCCCGACCATCACGGCAGGCTTGTGGATGCGGATGCCCTGATAGAAAAATATTGGGATGGAAACAGCATGGAGATAACAGCTTGGGACTTAAAAGATATCAAGGCAGTGATCGAAGCGGAGGGCGAAACATGATCATTAAGCTATCTGAATATATCCCGATTTGCCGTAACTGTATGTACTACACGCCAGATGTTTGCGTTTATCCGGGAGGATGGACACCGAACAGTAAAAATCAGTGTGAGCAGTATAAGCGGAAGAAGCGAGAAGCGGAGGGCAAAAATGAAGTGCACGATTAAATCCACGCTATTCTTTCGCATCCCGGAAGAGTACGAAATCGCCCAGCGTTACAAAGCAAGGCATCCGGAGGTACGAGACGAAAGCACTTCTGAATACGTGATTCTCACAAGGGAAAGCACATATGCGATGACGATGGGGAGGACAGCGAATGATCTTTTTGAATGTTAATAAACAAATTGAAAAAATCGGATACAAAATTGTTCGAGACGGCAAATACGAAGTGGAATACGAAAAGGAAGAACCGCAAGGGTATAAACAAAAGGTTGTCATTTTGCACAAGGCAAGCGGAAACCACATAATGCAGAGTTATGCAGATATTGATCAGGTAGTTGGGTTGACGCTTAAAGAACAGATTTTGTTCACCAGAAAGTTTAAGCAGATATCAAGAGCATGGAACAGGAGGGAGAACGGCAAATGCGTGAAGAATTGAAGCCGTGCCCTTTCTGCGGAAATAAAAAGCCAGAGTCATATCTTGCACATCCGCAGTATAAAGGCAAGAAAAATGAAAGTGATTGGTGTTACTGGTGCGTGGGTTGCCCTGAGTGCGGCGTATGGATTGAAATCGGATACACGCCGCCAAAGACATTAGATGACGCACACATTGAAGCTGTTGAGACATGGAACAGGCGACCGAACGATGACCTGATTGTGTCACCACTATTGAGGGAGGGACGGAAATGATCATAGCACCTGAATGTGATGGACTCCGCAGGCAGATCGAGGATTGTATCGCAATTGCATATACAAAGGGGTATAAGCGTGGCGTTGCGGATGTACGTGGGAGATTATCAAAATCAGTTGCATGGAACAATCTTAGCGAGGTCTACAACATGGAGGGACTACCAGACGAAGTTTACAGCATCATCGGTGATGTGATGGTGGGATTGCAAGTGGAGGAGGGCGGCGAATGAAAAAACTGGATGAAGCTATCTCCAACGCGGCATACATCCTCGACAGCCTCTTGGCTCTGCGGAATATCCAGGAGTGCGGCTCCTGTAACGACTGCGGCCTTACGCGGACATGCAAGGTGAGACCTCTGCCCGGGCAGATGGTGAGATATAACTGCCCGTTCTGGGTGAAGGATGGTGACCAGCAGGAGACCGTCCGCAAGACGATGGAAGGCGGGTTTGGCGATGAAGGAGAGTAACATCTGTGAGGGAGGATAAAGATGACACATGACCGCGATCTTCATATCGCGATAGGCTCCAGCCGGTGGTCCACCTCATGGCCGACGTCCGTCATGTCCTGGTCGGAGTTCTGCGGACGGCTCAAGACACCGATCCGCGGATCCGAGACTCTGAAGGCCTTCCTGGCTATGTCGAAGGCCGATCAGGACAACCGGAAGGATGTCGGCGGCTATGTGGGCGGCGTGATCGACGGCCTGCAGCGTAAGGTCGGGAACGTCAAGAGCCGCGACCTGGTCACCCTGGATCTCGATAACATCCCGGCGGGAAAGACCGACGACGTCCTGGCCAACGTCAGAATGCTGGGCTGCGCGGCTGCCGTATACAGCACACGCAAGCACCGGCAGCAGGCCCCGCGCCTGAGAGTGATCATCCCGACGGACAGGACGATGTCCGTCGAAGAATACGAGCCGATCGCCAGGCGGATGGCGAAGCTGATCGGGATCGATTGGTGCGACCCGACTACCTTCGAGCTTAACCGGCTCATGTTCTGGCCGTCCTGCTGCAGCGACAGCGAATATATCTGTGAGATCATCGACGCGCCGTTCCAGAGCGCGGACGCGGTCCTGAGGATGTACGGGGACTGGACGGACGCGGCGCAGTGGCCAATCGCGGAAGGCGAGAAGGCCGCCACGAAGCGGGCGATGGTCAAGCAGCAGGACCCGACCACCAAGAGCGGCGTCGTGGGAGCCTTCTGCAAGACCTACAACATCCGGCAGGCGATCGAGAAGTTCCTGCCGGGGATCTATACGCCGACGGCCCACGATGACCGCATGACCTACGCCGGCGGATCCACCGCGGGCGGCGCGATCATCTACGACGGTGACCTGTGGCTGTACAGCCACCACGCCACCGATCCGTGCAGCCAGCAGCTGGTCAACGCCTTCGACATGGTGCGGCTGCACCTGTACGGCGATCAGGACGATGATGCCAAACCGGGCACACCGGTGGGCAAGCTTCCAAGCTACAGAGCCATGACGGCTCTGGCCCTGAAGGACGGAACCGTCTCGGCGCTTCTGGCCAAGGAGAGGCAGCAGGAGGCGGAGGACGCCTTCGCCGGAATCGAGGTCACGCAGACCGACGAGCCTGCGGACTGGAAGGACAAGCTGCAGGTAGATGGTAACGGATCCTACCGGAAGACGATCAACAACCTGGTGGTAATCCTGGAGAACGATCCGAGGCTGAAGGATCACATAGTGACGGACGAGTTCTCCGGCTGTGGGCTTGCGGTCGGGGAGCTGCCGTGGGACCCGAAGCCGGACCGCAGGAGATGGACGGACACGGACGACGCCGGCGCGCTGTGGTACATGGAGACCTTCTATGGGATCGCCTCGAAGGACAAGCTGTTCTCAGCGCTCGCGATCGTCGGCGGCCGGAACAAGGTCAACGAGGTGCGGGACTACCTGCTGGGGCTTACCTGGGACAGCCGGCACCGGATCGACACTCTGTTCGTCGACTACCTGGGCGCGGACGACAACATCTATACCAGATCAGCCGCCCGCAAGAGCCTTGTGGCCGCTGTGGCCAGAGCGATCGTCGGCGGGGTCAAATATGACTACATGCCGATTCTGGCCGGGCCGCAGGGCATCGGAAAGAGCACCCTGCTGGCCACGATCGGCAGGCAGTGGTTCAGCGACAGTCTCACTACTTTCGAGGGGAAGGACGCAGCGGAGATGCTGCAGGGCACATGGATCAACGAGATCGGGGAGCTGGCGGCAATGAGTAAGTATGAGAACGCCCAGGTCAAACAGTTCCTCTCCAAGCGCTCCGACATCTACCGCGCCGCGTATGGCCGGCGGACGGAAGAGCATCCGAGGCGCTGCGTCTTCTTCGGAACGTCCAACGATGCGGAGTTCCTGCGGGACTATACCGGGAACCGGCGCTTCTGGCCGATCGACGTCGGCGTGAACGATCCGAGGCTGAGCCCGTGGGATGATCTTCCCGGGAACGTCGACCAGATCTGGGCGGAGGCGGTCGCATACTGGAGGGCCGGTGAGGCGCTGTA